AATGTATCTAAGGTAAGAAGAAGAATATTATGCATAGCATCAGCAAATGTCGTTTCGGTATCTGTTAAAGCTTGACCTAATATCATTCCTGCTTCACTACCAAAATCTTTCATTATGTTGAATTGCTTTTTTTTCTTTTCTTCCTCTTCTTCTCTAGCCTTCTCTTTTTCGTCCATTTCCTTTTTAACGAATCCTTGTAACAACTCATTCAATTTGTCATAGTGTTCTTTTGTCTGTTTTTCCTTCTTTTTGTTGATGTCTTTTTCTTTTTGGAGATTTTCCAGATAGGCTTGATACCCTTTGTCTAATAATTTGATCTTATAATCTAGTATTAATTGCTCTATTTTCTTTCTTTCGTCACTGCCTATTTTATAGATAGCTAATTGTTTATTTAATTTTTCGAGTTCTAAAGCTTGAAGTTTTGTTTGATAATCATCATATAATCTTAGGCCCTCGGTATAATCTTGTGTCAATTTTAGTTTCTTGGTTGCGATATAACGATCAACCTCTTTCAGCTTTGCGTCTGTGATTTTTTTCTCTTGCTCCACTGACAGTCCCGGGGTTATATCCGTTTTTTTTATTTTAGGGGCAATAACTTCTACTTCTGGCAACTCGTTTGCAGGTTTTTTAGGCAGAAGAGGAGAGTATTTCTGAGATATCTTATCGAGGTTGGATGCTAATTGGTAAGTTTGTGTCATATAGCTCTGTAAACTTCCCCAGAAATCCTTATCGACCTTACCTCTGGCACCATAGTAGTAGTCAATGTAAGAGATGACATCATCATACGTTTTTGTCCATGAGCGTCCGTTCTTTATCCCTTCATCTGTTATACGTTTTACGTCTCGAAGCATAGCGTCGGTAACGAATTGCCCCAGATTTGATTTTTCCCTCATTTGATCCATCAAATCGATTTGTTTATTTAAGGCGGTGGTCGTTACATCCTCCTTCTCTTTCTGCATGGTTTTTAAAACTATGTTTTCATGCAACTTTTCATTAACTATTTCTAAAGCTTTTGCGATATCCTCGGTTGTACTTTGTTCTGTTAGTTGGTTTTCAAGATATTTTCCATATCGAGAATTGATCTCATCGATTAATTCTTTTCGTTGCTTTGTTCCGGCGTTGCTTCGTTGGAGAGCGTCAAATAGGGTATAAGCTTCTGCCCGTTCTGTGGAGATTTCCTTGTTCATCTCTTTTAAAGCCCGGGCACTTTTTGTTGAATTATCCCATATTTTGTAAATGCCTACAGCTAAAGCCGTAATTGCCACACCTGCCGCAATAATGGGATTGAGACCCAGAGTCACTAAGAAACTGCGCATAGCCATAGTCGCAGCTTTGATATTTCTAGCCTTGAGAGCTGATGCTGCCGCTAATGCATATTCTGCGGCTATGGAAGAACGGGTCGCAACTAAATGAGCTTTTTCTATAATTGTAGCTTTTAGAGTAGCTCCATTTGACGCAATCTTCCAGTAAGTGTTTAGCTTGATAGCGGCTGTATACAAAGTTAATGTCGATATTAAGGTAATAACCAGCCCTGTATTTTTACTGATCCAATCAGCCATCAGAACTAGTTTTTTAGTCCAGTTCACGGTTTGATTCATTACGCTGATAATGGATGGATTGATCTTCTCCATTAACTCAATGCCAAGATCGTTAAGTTTGTTTTTTGCTTGTTGCATTTTAGCCGTGGCGGATTGGCTTTTTATCGTGGCCTGCTCTAAAGCGACGGATGTGCCGGTTATGGCTTTCGTATAATATTCTACCTTATCCGCTTCATTGATAAGGACAGAGGCAACATTGTAACCTTCTTCCCCGAACATTTTTTTGATAGCGGTAGCGTCCATTTGTTTTTTGCGGAGATTTTCCAGAGCCGTACTTAGCCCGACTATTTTGGGGTTAGTCTCGTCAGCTCCTGTTTGCAGGGTAAGGAAAAACTTTTTGAGTCCGGTACCGGCGATCTCGTCCTTGATACCTTTCTCTCCCAGAGTCTCTATGGTTCCAACCAGTTGTTCGATCGGGATCTTTGCGGAAGCGGCTGCGACACCACTTGTCTTTATAGCCTTGGTTTGGCTCTCTACGGCTGCCGCACCGAATTTACTTCCGGCGGCAAGTACATTTACATATCGAGCGGCTTGATCAGCTCCATCCCCATATTGGTTTAATGCCAAGGTGACGGCATCTACCGCATCT